CATTGACACACAAATCAGATTACGTCCTTAATCCTATCAGGAATTTCTACTACAAACAAAACTTCATAGTAATAAATTTCATATCTTTGTAAACAACAAACGACATGATAATCATGTGTGAATACGCTGAAATAGAAAACATCAAACTATCCAACGGAAAGACCATCAAAGAAGTAAATGAAGAAGTACGCAAAGAAGTAGAACGTATTTACTTGGAAGGATGGGCGAAAGGAATTTCCATACCTTTTTGGGACAAAAAGGGCAACTACTATTTAGCAAATCCAGACGGTAGTGAAGATTTGGTAAACTATGATGTAAACACGAGAAGCTACCAAATTATCTCACGAATTGCCGACAAAGGAAAAGGCAGATATGCTTACCTCTTAAAGAGATAAATTTATGGAAACACGCCCAAAATTTACAGTCATAGCTGGTCCTAACGGAGCAGGGAAAAGTAGATTATCTCCCTACTATATCCATTGTAAATCCTTTGACGGAGATTTGCTTGCACTCAATTTGCGTAAAAAACACCCGAAATGGGAAGAACGATGGATTGGTGGTACGGTTGCAGGTGAATTACAAAAGCAAAAAGAAAATGCAATTTCATTACATAAAGATTTTGCCTTTGAAACCAACTTCTCCAATAATCTCATCTTAAACATGATTGATGAATTTAAGTCTGCCGGATATAAAATCAATCTGTTCTATTTTGGTATAGAAACAATTGCTGAATGCTGTATGCGAGTGGATCAACGTAAATTATATGGAGGACATAATGTTGAACAGTCTATAATAGAATACAATTTCCATGAAGGAATCAAGCGAGTTCAACAAAACTTACATCTATTTGACAATATCACCTTCATAGACGGAAACTCCAACTACGGAGAAGTAGTTGCTATTTACATTAAAAAATCAGCCAAACATGAAGTTACCAATCACAACGTCAAATGGTTCAATCAATTCTTTGCAGAAGCTTTTAAAGAGTTAAATTAACCTCTGTATTTTTCAAGTACGCAAAAAAGTACTTACCTTTGCAAAGACAAGAAAAGGAGGATTTATGAGAACAGCCAATTACACTGATTTAAGAACCAATCTGAAAAGCTACATTGATGCAGTCATTGATGATTACGATACCGTTGTGATTAATCGTGGAAATGGCAAAGGAGTAGTAATGATTTCTTTGGATGAATACAATTCATTGAAAGAAACAGAATATATCATGTCATCTCCCGATACCGTAAAAGCAATACATAAGGGAGAAGAAGATATTAAAAATGGGAATTGTATATCTCAAAATGAAGGAGAAAGCATAGAGGACTTTTTAAAAAGAGTGGAATGTACAGAATAACATTGTCAGAACAGGCACGAAAAGAATATTTATACTTCTCACAAAACGGAAATCAAGCTATCCTAAATAAAATTAAAGCCCTATTAGAAGATATAGCATTACATCCCTATAACGGAATAGGAAAACCAGAACCGCTTAAATATGAATTGGCTGGAAAATGGTCAAGAAGGATTAATGCCGAGCATAGGATTGTTTACTCCGTGCATGATGAAACAATAGAAGTTTACATATTCTCCATGAGGTACATTATACTAAAAAATAGCTGTTCTATCTCCCATTTGTGACTTATTCACGACCATTTTACAATATAACAGCAATAAATAAACAGAAGAGTTCTTTCTAATATTGATATACATTTCTGTAACACAACTATTTACAAAAGAATAGTTCAAAGTTACAGGGATATAAAACATAGCTTCTTACGGTATGACCGACACAATGGGTCGTATGCACTCAGATGCTCAGTTCGCTGGTTCTTCATCAGTTCCTGCTCACGTAGAAATGATGGGATTCCTGGGTATCGGTAACAACCCGATGGTAGGTTGTACAGTGGCTTGTGCGGTAGACGTAGCTCAGGCTTTGGCTAAGTAATCTATACTTAATCAAGATAATAAATCCCTGTAACTCTATGAGTTATGGGGATTTTTATTTTGTCCATACTTCATGGATAGAAGATAATTCCCTATTACTTTTTACTTGCTTTTCTTCTTATAAATAGTTGTAGGTAGATACTGAAATTGAAGCTGAATATCGCTTGAATCAGGCTTGTTTTTCTAAGGTTAATGAGTGGCTGATTATACTTGAAAAGGGGCTAAAAAGAGGATATTTTGTGACCAATTTGTGACCATTTTCTTATTTTTTGACAAGTGGCCACAAAAGTAGCCACATCTATCTAATACACAGAAAGATATATCATATTTAAAAGGACTTCCAAATGTCTAATTTAAAATGATTAAACTATGGTAAGAAGTTCATTTTCTACTCTCTTTTTTATAAGAGAAAGTAAAGCAAGAAAAAGTGGTAAAGCCCCTATTGAGTTAATGATTACGGTAAATGGAAAAAGATGTCCTCTATCAACTGGTAAACAAGTTCCTATCGACAAATGGGATAAAACCAAGCAACAAGTAAAAGGCAAAGACGAAGAAGCTCAAAGCCTCAACAATTATCTAAAAGCAATCAAAGCCAAACTCTATCAGAGGGAAGCAGAATTATTAGACAGAGGTTTTATTATCACAGCAGAACTATTACGTGACGCATATTTTGATAAGGTAGAATCACTCAAAGAAAAAAGCCTGTTTGAAGTCTTTGAAGAACACAACAAAGAACAGGAAAAGCTGGTAGGTAATGGAGTTTCTAAAGCTACCTATTGGATTTCTGTCTATACAGTAAGGCTACTCAAAGAATTTGTTCAGCAAAAATACAAAAGAGAGGACTTATACCTACGTGAATTAAATCTGAATTTTATCCAATCTTTTCATACATTCCTAAGAATAGACAAAGGAATGGCACAAAATTCATCTACCAAACACCTAAAGCTACTCAAAAAGATTATCAACCTTGCAGTGGCTAATTCCTATATGGCTACCAATCCATTCGCCACTTATAAGGTAGAACGTGAGCCAGTGGAAATAGATTTCTTGAATGAAGAAGAACTACGGAAGATTATCAACTTTGATACTCCCCTGCCACGATTGGAGCGAGCAAAAGATATGTTCCTCTTTGGGTGCTTCACTGGTTTGAGTTACATTGACATCAAAACTTTAGCACCAGAACACTTTGAAAAAGACAACGCTGGCAGAATATGGATTAAGAAACGCAGGGTAAAAACTGGAGTACTGTCACGCATCCCCCTACTCCCTATCGCCAAACTGATACTGGATAAGTACAAAGGTGGAGAGAAATTACTGCCAATTCAAGACCCAGCAGATATAAACAAATACCTAAAGGATATAGCCATTTTGTGTGACATCAAGAAACGAATCACATTTCATACCAGCCGCCACACATTCGCCAGCACCGTTACTTTAGCCAATAATATCTCACTGGAAGTCGTTTCTAAGATGCTTGGTCACACCAATACCAGAATGACTACT